AAGCGATGGGCAGACCTCGCAGCCGAATACTCCGCCGCAACCCAAGGGCCAAAGCAGCCTCGCTCCGCGAGGCTCGACCCAGCAGGCGGCGAACCCCCGGACCCGGATAGCCCTCAGGGCCTCAGGGAAGCCCAACGGCACGCCCACGCCATCCACCAGTACCTCGCCGCCAACGCCATCCTTCACCACGCCAGCGACCCCGCCAGGCGGGCTGTGATGGCAACCTGCGAGCACGGTATGGCCCCGGATGGACACGACGGCCTCGAAAACCTCAAAACAGGCCTCTCAGCCCTCGCAGCCTTCTGGTCAGAGCGGCGCAAATGATCGGAACTTCCATCAACATTTCCGCGTTGCGGCCACTGCACTCGATATTGTCCTTTAGGACATTGGCCGGAAGGACAGGCTTGACATCCAAAACAGTTCCATGTCCGATAGGCATCAGTAAGCCCGCGCCAAAAACGCGGGTTTTTTCATTGTGTTACACCGGTTTCTTAATGTAATCAGCCGGGGAAAACTTCAATTAAATCAAGCGGCGGGAGCTTGCTGGCAAGTGACGTTCGTCAAGGGAAAATCGGGAAATCCACTCGGTCGTGCCGTCGAGGCCGGAAAACCCTTCGGCGAAGCGCTCCGAATGGAAATTGCCGCTGCAGGCGAAGATCACAAGGCGCTGCGCGCAATCGCGCGAAACCTGATTACATTGGCGCAAAAACCCGACGCTACCGGCCTGAGTGCCGCAATGGCTGTCGCCGATCGGCTCGATGGCAAGCCAACGCAAGAAAGCATAGTGAACGTCAAACGCGATTCAACAGACTGGAATATCAGTGATCTCGTTACTGCCATTCGAGAACATCGAGCAGATCGAGAACGAATTGCTCGAGAGGGTGGACGCGCAGGAGAACCTGATAGCGTTCACTGAATACACGTTCTCTCGCTACCGCACCGCCCCGCATCATCGCGTTATAGCCGAACAACTACAGCGCATCGAACGCGGCGAAATCGATCGCCTGATGTTGCTGGTGCCGCCGCGCCACGGCAAATCCGAACTAGCCTCGCATCGCTTCCCTGCATGGTATCTCGGCCGGCAACCCGACAAGCAATTCCTCTCCGTATCGGCAACCGAAAGTCTCGCCAGTGATTTTGGTCGCGCTGTCCGCAATACAATCGCGAGCCCTGAGTATCGCGCCATCTTCGATCGGACAGAGCTTGCGGAAGATAGCCAGGCGCGCGGCAAGTGGCACACTTCTGCTGGCGGTATTTATTACGCACTCGGTATTGGTGGCAGCGTTCTCGGCCGCGGTGCTGATTGCATGCTTATCGATGATCCTTATGCAAGCATGCAGGACGCGCTCTCCGAACTCACACGCAAGAACGTCTGGGACTGGTACACCGGGACGGCCTACAATCGTCTGATGCCGGGCGGAAAAATCATCGTCATCAATCACCGCATGCACGAAGATGATCTATGTGGCGCTCTGCTGGCGCAGCAAGCTGCCGGTGGCGATACCTGGGAAGTGGTCGAGCTGCCGGCTATTACTGAAGATGGATCCGCGTTGTGGCCTGATGCGTATCCCCTCGAAGCACTCGAGCGCATCCGTCGAAACTCTCAGGCTCGCTTTTGGTCCGCGCTGTACATGCAAAGACCATCTCCTGATGAGGGAGATTATTTCAAGAGTGATTGGCTGAAACCATATGACAAGGCGCCCGACGCAAGAACGCTTAGAGTTTACGGTGGATCAGACTACGCAACGACTAGTGATGGCGGCGATTTTACGGTCCATGCAGTCGTTGGGATTGATCCGGAAGGGCGAATGTATCTGCTCGATGTGTGGCGCAAGCAGGCATCGAGCGACGTCTGGGTTGAGGCTTTCTGCGACCTTGTCATCGAACACCGTCCGATCGGCTGGGCCGAAGAAACCGGGCAAATCAAAAGCGGTGTCGGGCCGTGGATAGACAAGCGGCAGCGGGAGCGCAAAGCGTATGTTTACCGTGAGCAATTCCCAACGAGAGGCGACAAGGCAGTCCGCGCACAATCGATGCGAGGAAGAATGGCGCTCGATGGGTTATACGTCCCAACGCACGCCGCGTGGTATCCCGCGTTTCGATCCGAACTATTATCGTTCCCAGCAGGAAAGCACGACGACTGCGTTGACGCACTTGGGCTTATTGGACAACTATTGGATATCATGATGTCGGGCGAGCACATCCCGGCGCCGGTGAAGCCGGATAACGCATCGGGCTATCGCCAGCGCGAGAACGAAACGCGCGTGAACCATTTATCCTTAATAGGATAGCATGCCAGCATTTACCGACTACTCAACGGGAACCTCTCCGCAGGCAACCGGCGGCGGAGCCGCGTCTGCAGAGAAAGTCGAATACTGGTCACTCGACAAATGCCGCAAGGCGTATACGAGCTACCTCGACAACAAGCAGGACGAGATCAGCGAACAAAAGAACGCGCGGCGCTACTATCACGGCTCGCAGTGGACCGACGAGCAGATCAAGGCGCTGAACAAGCGCAAGCAGCCGGTGGTGACGTTCAACCGCATCGCGCGCAAGCTCAACGGCGTTGTCGGCCTGATCGAGCGCCTGAAGCAGGATCCGAAGGCATATCCGCGCACGCCGAAGCACACTGAAGGCGCTGACCTCGCAACCGCCATCATTCGCGCGGTGCTCGATATGGGCGAATGGAACGACAAAGCGCCGCGGGTGGCGCTGGGTGCCGCGGTCGAGGGCCTGGCCGGCATTGTGATCGAGCTGGGCGAGCAGGACGAAAAGGGCAACTACGAAATAGACTTCAATCCGGTCGAGAACGATTCGTTCTTCTACGACCCGCGGTCGAACCGGTCTGATTTCTCTGATGCGCGCTACATGGGCGAGGCGAAGTGGCTTGATCTCGATGTGGCGCAGGAGCTGTTTCCGGACCATGCCGACGAGCTGGCTTCGACGTCCGAGAACAACACCGACCTGACCAGCAATCCGGACCGCGAAAGCAAGTGGTTCATGATGGAGGACACCGGCAAGCAGCTCGTGAGGCTGGTTGACTGCTGGTACAAGCACAAGGGCCGCTGGTGCTGGACGATGTTCACCGGCAGCATGATCCTCGACAGCGGTGAGAGTTATCTGTTTGAGGAGAAGAACGGCAAGCCGGTGCCGACCTGCCGCTACATCATGTTTTCCTGCAACGTCGACCACGACAGCGATCGATACGGTTTTGTGCGCAACATGCGCAGTGCGCAGGATGAATACAACGCGAGGCGATCGCGGGCGCTGTTTACGGCAAACAGCCGGCGTTTGATCATGACGCAGGGCTCGGTTGCCGATATCGAACGGGTGCGCTCGGAGTGGGCGCGGCCGGACGGCGTGGTAGTTACCAACGCGCGAACGCCGGACGAGGGCATCAAGGCCGACGATCAGCAATTCGACTTCATGGGCCAGATGAAGCTGATGGAGGATGCGCGCAATGAGCTGGACAATTACGGGCCTAACCAGGCGCTGATCGGCGACATCAGCAATCAGTCGGGCCGCGCTATTCAATTGCTGCAGCAGGCCGGCATGGCCGAGCTGGGGCCGTACATTCTGGGCTATCGCGGCTGGAAGATAAGGGTTTATCGCACGCTGTTTCTGGCGGCCAAACGCTACTGGACCGGTGAGAAGCATATCCGGGTAACGGACTACGAGGGCGCAGCGCAGCCTGTCGAGCTGAACACGCCGCAGCTGGACCAGATGGGCCAGCCGATCGTTGATCCCATGACGGGCCAGCCGATCATGATCAACGCGATCGGCGAGCTGGACGTCGACATCATCCTGGACGAGGGCGCCGACACCATCAATGCGCAGCAGGACATGTACGACACCATGACGAACGTGCTGCCGTCGATTGCGCCGATGCTGTCGCCGATCGAGGCCAAGGCTGCGATGAATGTGCTGATCCAGTCGTCGGCGCTGCCGCACCACGCCAAGAAGGCGTTTTCCGATGCGACGAAGCAGGCAGCGCAGATGCCGCCGCCGCCCAATCCTGAAATGATGAAGCTCGAGGCGAAGCAGAAGGAAAACCAGATCAACCTGCAATTCGAGGCGCAGAAGTTCCAGCAGGACATGCAATTCAAGCAGCAGGAGGCCGCGTTCGATCAGCAGATGCAGGTTCAGAAGCACCAGGACGAGATGGCGGTCGAGGTTTTCAAGGCCAAAACGGCGGTCGATACCGAGCGCATGAAGCTGGGTTCGCATATCGAGACCGAGCGGGAGAAGGCGGTCATTCACCGCGATGTTGAGCGCAGCAAGCTGGACATGCAGCGTGAGGCGCACGACCAGAAGCTGACCAGCGAGAAGAATATCAAGACCGAGTCAAGGCGCGATCCGTCGACCGAGAAGCTGGCCGAGGCTGTTGCCGTGATGGGGCAATCGATCGGGCAGGGCATGACTGACATGGCGGGGGCGGTTGCGCAGATGGGCGAGAAGATCGCGCTGCCGCGCAAGCTGGTACACGACAAGAGTGGCAACATTGTCGGCTCGGTGCCGACCGAGACGCTGCCGAAGGGGAAATGATATGGCGGTTACCTATAACGCGACGCTGAAAACCGCACGCATGCAATTGGTGAGCGACCTGGTGGCCGGCAAGACGGCCGCGGCGTCGACGGGCTCCGCGACGGCGGGGCAACTGGTGATTGGCACAAGTGGGCTGTCGGGCGGTACGGGCGTGCTGGCAACGTTGCCGCTGGATGCCATTCCGTTCACGATTTCCGGGTCGGTGGCAACACTGGACTGCACGCCGGCGCTGACGGTGACGGCGAGCGCGAGCGGCACGGCGGCGCTGGCCGAGTTCAGAAACAATGGTGGCACGACGATTGTTTCGGGGCTGACGGTGGGCACGGGCGGCACGGACATCGTGCTGGGCACGACGACGATTACGTCGGGCGGCACGGTCACGATTACGGCCGGCACTATAACTCATGGCTAGTGACGTCCAGGTCTTCACAAGCGGCAGCGGCAACTGGAGCAAGCCGGTTAACGCCAGCCCGAGTGGCTGCGTTCGTGTGATCCTGGTGGGCGCGGGCGGCTCGGGCGGTGGCGGTGCCGAGAACGCTGCCGGTGCCAACGTGGCAACGGGCGGCGGCGGTGGTGGCGGCGCGTGTCGTCATGAGATGATTTTTCAGATCACCGAGTTGGGCGCAACCGAGGCTTACTCGGTTGGTGCTGGTGCTTCGGGCGGCTCGGCTGGTGCTAGCGCATCGGGCAGCAACGGCACGGCGGGCGGAAATAGCACGTTTGGCGGAACGACTGTCGCGATCCAGACCGCATACGGCGGCGGGCGCGGTGCCTTGGGAACAAGAGGCGGCACGGCGGGCGCGGGCGGCGGCGGTGCTGGCATGGGCGGTGCGGGTGGCGATGCCACGACAAGCACTGTCGGCACGGCTGGTGCTAACGGCGGCGCGGCTGGCGGTGGCAACGCTAACACCGGAGCGGGCGGAGGGGGCGGAGCGTCTAGTGCCGCGACCGGCGCGGCAGGGGGCAACGCGGGTCGTTCTCTCCTTGGCTGCGGCGGCGGTGGCTCGGGGGGCGGGAAAACAACTGGTGACGCTTATACCGCAGGTACACCGGGCAGTATGGGCGGCAACTTCCTGAGCATCACAGGCGGCACTGCCATAATCGGTTCCGAAGGCGGCGCGGCTTCAACCGGCGCGGCTGGTTCTGAAGGTGTCCCCGGCTCGTTAGGTCAATGCGGCTCGGGCGGCGGTGGCGGCGGCTCTAGCGCCAATACGGCAGGCGCAGGCGGCGCAGGCGGATTCCCGGGCGGTGGT